GTACTATAAAGGAAAATTCTGTGTTGATTTTAAAATCTGGAATTTGTAAAATAGATATATATAAAGATGGCAAAAAAGAACAAGTAACTACAAAGGTTAAAAAATAAGGAGACTGATGGCACAAAAGAAAACATCTGATAGAAATACTAACAGAGCAAATGGTAAGGCTATAAAACAAAACCCTAAAGAACCTAATATTGGTGCTACAGGTAAAAGTCGTGGTGGATATAATTTAAAGAAAAGACCAGACAAGGCTGCTGCTTGGGATCCAATTAAAAAACGTGCTGCTCGCAAGGCTCGTAGAAGAGCAGAAAACTTAGCATACAAACATGGTATAAGAACAGGGCAGTTAAAGAGGTCTACAGCAAGTGCAGATTCGTAAGCATAAGGATTATCGTGTTAACGAATTGGCAGAGTTAATAGAGCACCTACAAGATATAAAGTATCACGTTAAGCCATTTGAAATGGCAGAGGCTATAGTGGTTTTTATGGATGACTTGAGGGGTAAAGAGTATGCTAGGAAAATACAAGATTATGTAAAGTCTGATCACAATTTTCAATTAAAGGATAAGGTATAATAATAGTATGTATGAATATCATGTAAAGAAAGTTTATAAAGTAGTAGACGGAGACACTATTGATGTTGACATTGATCTGGGCTTTAATGTTTCTTACTTCCAACGTGTCCGCCTTGCAGGTATCGACACACCAGAATCTCGCACCACAGATGCATACGAAAAAGAATTAGGTTTACAATCAAAAGAATGGCTTAAAAAGAAATTAGAAGGTGCAGAAAACATTGTTATTAAAACACAAAAGCCAGACTCTTCAGAAAAATATGGTCGCATTTTAGGCGACTTGCATATCAAAGGTTATGACAAATCTCTTAATCAGATGATGATTGAAGAAGGTTATGCATGGTCTTATATGGGTGATACAAAGGTTAAAGATTTTCCAGCATTAATTGCTAAGAGGAAATAATGTCCTTAGTTGATATTAAAGTTATTGGCTGTGGTGGTGGCGGCGTAAATGCAGTTAACAATATGGTTGACTTAGGAATCTCTGGTGTTGACTTTGTTGCTTTAAATACAGATGCACAAGCATTAATTACTAGTCCAGCAAATATTAAATTAGATATTGGTCGCAACGTTACAAAAGGTTTAGGTGCAGGTTCAGATCCAGAACTTGGTAAAGCAGCAGCAGAAGAAAACTTTGAAGATATAAAAGATATAGTTTTTGGTACAGATATGGTATTTGTTACAGCAGGTATGGGTGGAGGAACAGGAACAGGTAGTGCTCCAGTTGTTGCAAAGGCTGCTAAAGAAGTTGGTGCTTTAACTATTGGAATTGTTACAACACCATTTAATTTTGAAGGTAAGCAAAGAATGTCAAAGGCTTTGGCGGGTATAGAAAGTTTAAAATCAGAAGTAGATACTATTATTGTTATTCCTAATGATAATCTATTAAAGATGTTAGATCCTGATATATCTATGAAGGATGCTTTTCAAGAAGTTGATTTGATTTTATTAAAAGGTATTGCTTCTATTACAGATTTAATTACTACCCCTGGAATTATTAACGTAGACTTTGCAGATGTTAAAAAGATTATCAAAGATGCTGGTACAGCATTTATGGGTATAGGTATAGGAGAAGGCAAGGATAGGGCTGCAGAAGCCGCAGAACAGGCCACAACAAGCCCAATCTTAAGTACTAGTCTAAAGGGTGCTAAGGGAGTTCTTCTTTCAATTGCTTCATCATCCAGCATAACTATGGGAGAGGTAAACTATATTGCAACAGCAGTAGCAGAAGATGCTCATGAAGATGCTAACATAATTTTTGGTACAGTAGTAGATGAAAGTTTAGAAGATCAAATTCGTGTAACAGTAATAGCAACAGGGTTTGATAATGAATGATATTCCATGGACATTTGGAATAATAACAACATATCAAGATAAAGATAGACTATTACATATTATAAAAAGTATTCGTGATTTAAATGTACCAGAGTATGAAATATTATTTGTTGGTGGTGGAGACAGCGAAGGTATAGATGGTCCAGATATTCGTAAGGTAGATTTTGATGAGAATCAAAAACCAATGTGGATCACTAGAAAAAAAAATATATTAGCACAAGAATCTAAGTATGACAATATAGTTATCATGCATGACTATCATGTGTTTGATATTAATTGGTATCAAAGTTTTAAAGAGTTTGGAACAGATTGGAGTATTTGTTCTTGTCCTCAATATTTAATTACAGGTGCTAGAAATCCAATGGATTGGTCTTTGTGGGATAAGCCAGGTCATGGCAGAGCGTGGTCATTAAACTATAATGATTGGTCTCAAACTCAATATATGTATATCTCTGGTGGGTTTTTTATTGTTAAGAAGCATGTTATGTTAGAAGAACCTTTAGATGAGTCTCGTGGTTGGAATGAGGAAGAAGACGTGGAATGGTCAATGAGAGTTCGTAATAAATATGTAATGAAGTGTAATGGAAAGGCAATTGTTAGACATAACAAATGGCACAGACATGCAGGTCCTAACCCAAATGGACAATAAGTTAGTTATATTTGATCTTGACGGAGTATTAATTGATTCAAGAGATGTTCATTACGATGCTTTAAATAATGCATTAATAAAAATTAATCCTAAGTTTGTTATAACTAGAGAAGAACATTTATCAAAGTATGATGGTCTTGGAACTACTATGAAACTTAAAATGCTTACAGAATTAAAAGGTTTACCAGTTGAATATCATGATCAAGTTTGGAAACAAAAACAAAAAGAAACTATAGATATTTTACAAGGCCTATCAGAAAATAAAACAGCAATACATATTATGAAGAAACTTAAAAAGCAAGGGTGGAAAATTGCGGTAGCAAGTAATTCTATTAGAGAAACTATCATAACAGCATTAAATGCTATTGGTGTAATAGGCTATGTAGAATATATTGTAAGCAATGAAGATGTTAAACATCATAAACCATACCCTGAAATGTATTGGAAATGTATGACTGCACTTAATGCTTTGCCTCAGAACACAGTTATTGTGGAAGATTCACATATTGGTAGACAGGGTGCTATAGCCTCAGGAGGGCATCTTTATGGCATTAAAGATGCAGATGACTTGGATAGGGATAAGTTCTTTGATATGATAGATAGATTCGAAATGAAGGGAAGAGGTCAAGTGCCTTGGAAGAATGAGAAGATGAACGTCTTAATACCAATGGCTGGTGCTGGATCAAGATTTGCACAAGCAGGATACACATTTCCTAAGCCTTTGATTGAAGTAAAAGGTAAGCCTATGATTCAAATGGTAGTGGATAATTTAAACATAGACGCTCATTACATTTTTATAGTTCAAGAAGAACATTACGAAAAATATAATTTAAAACAAGTTTTAGGTTTAATAAAGCCAGGCTGTGATATTGTAACCATTAATGGAATAACTGAGGGTGCTGCGGTAACAACTCTTTTAGCAAAACAATATATAAATAATGAAGAGCCATTGTTGATTGCTAACTCAGATCAAATAGTTGAATGGAATAGTAATGAATGTTTGTATGCATTTGGTGCAGATGAAATTGATGGTGGTATTTTAACTTTTAAAGCAACTCATCCTAAATGGTCTTACGCTAAGATTGGTGATAATGGTTTTGTTTCAGAGGTAGCAGAAAAAAATCCTATATCAGACAATGCAACAGTAGGAATTTATTATTGGAAGCATGGATCAGACTATGTTAAGTATGCTGAGGATATGATACAAAAAGATATTAGAACAAATAATGAATTTTATGTTTGCCCAGTATTTAATCAGGCAATAGAAGACGGAAAGAAGATAAGAGTAAAAGAAATAGAAAAGATGTGGGGCATAGGAACACCAGAAGATCTAAACTACTACTTGGAGAATAACAAATGAAAACAATAGTTGAAGTTGGTGCAAATTACGGACATGATACTGCAAGATTTGTACAAGATAAAAACAATGATGTATGGGCATTTGAACCAACTCCAGAATTAATAGATTATTTATCAGAAAGATTTAAAGGTGATACTAATTTTCATTTAGTAGGCAAGGCAGTAGATATTGAAGAAGGTAGAAAAATATTTAATATAGCAGGTGGGGGAGATTGGGGATGCTCTTCTTTGTATGAGTTTGCAGATAACATACATGAAAAGTGGGAAGGTAGACCAGATTTTAACATTACGCACACAGTAGAAGTAGATGTTGTTAGACTAGATAATTTTATAGAACAAAATAATATTAATCAGATTGATTATTTATGGGTAGATGCTCAAGGAAATGATTTTAGAGTTTTAAAAAGTCTTGGAGATAAAATAGATATTGTTTTAGAAGGAAAGTGTGAAGGGTCATATACTGTAGATTTATATAAAACAGAAGAAAATAAAGTTTCAGATATAGTTTCATGGCTTGAAGATAAAGGTTTTAAATGTAATGTAGTTCCAGATAATGTAAATAAAGAAGCAGATGTCCACTTTAAGAGATAAGATGATCTATATAGCACATCGTGGTAACCTAAATGGTCCAATACCAGAACAAGAAAATAATCCAGAGTACATAGATTACGCACTGTATCATGGATTTGAGGCAGAGGTAGATCTGAGAGTGGCTAACGGAGTTTACTATCTAGGACACGATAAGACACAATATAAAATAAGTTTATCTTGGTTAGAAGATAGGCAGCATAAACTTTGGATACATTGTAAAAATACTGAAGCGTTATCTGTATGTATGGATAACTACTTACACTGTTTCTTTCATAATATTGATGACTATACAATAACAAGTAATGGTTATGTTTGGGCTTACCCTGGTAAGTTAAAGGCTTCTAATTCTTGCATATTGGTTATGCCAGAACTACAACATGGTACAAAATTTATCAAAGGCTATGGGTATGCTGGAATATGTTCAGACTATATTGAAAAGATAAGGGGTAGAAAAAATGTTAAAACCAATTGATTATAATAAACATTTTGTAATAGGAACACCATTAGTAGGATGGAAATGTGATAAAGGTGAAGACTTAGAGTGGTTAGGAAATAGATTAAGTATCATTGAAAGATTTCCAAATGTAAAGTTTTTTGCATCATTTGAATTAGATCATAGAGGACTAGATCCTTTTGTTAATGTAATTAATGCTTTAAAAGAAGTTAATGGAGACTATTGGACATATTCTATAAACGATATGCAACCAAAGGTTACTTCTCAAAATAGGTGGATAAGAATTGAAACTGGTCGTAATCTGATTAGAGAGTTTGCACAAAGATTTAGAGTCACTAGTGGACATCACTGGGGAGAAGATTGTACAGAACAAAATATCGGGGTAGTAAATTATGAAGCAATACTATATGTAGACTCAGATATATCATTAAATGCTGACATTGTTGAAAAACTATTAGAAGTAGATAGGCCTTTAGTTGGAGTAAATGTTCCAGAATATGGGCTAAGTGGAAAGAGTGTAAGCATAGATCCACCAATACAAGAACATTGGACAACTGCTGGTATGCTTTTAGTAAACGCTCCAGCATTCTATGACCTACCTTGGTCTCATAATTCTTATTTAAACTTAAGTGATGATCCAACATTTCAATCTATGGCTGAAAGATTATTGAGAAGAGAAGGTATTCATAATCTAGATACACCATATGGTATGACTTGGGTTAGAAAAGATATTGCTGCTCACCACAAAGGTCAGTTAGCCCCAGTAGAAGATAGACAAATTCAAGATAGGATAATATAATGTCACTTCAACAAATAGGATTAAAACATAACACTGATAAAGCAACCTATCATAAGTACTTAGATTTTTATGAAAAACATATAAATAAAGATAATGTAGATAGATTTTTAGAAATAGGAATTCAGGCTGGTTATTCTATTAAAACGTGGAGAGAGTGGTTTAATAAAGATACGATAGTTGAAGGGTGGGATATAGAACAGTTTGATATTGTAAATGGATGTGACTTGAGAATAGTTGATCAAACTAATAGAGAGCAGATGTTAAAAAATGTTACTGGTTTATATGATGTTATCTTAGATGACGGTGGTCATACTACTGAGATGATAGAAACAAGTTTTTCTTTATTATTCAAACATACAAAAATGTATATAATAGAAGACTTGCATGCCCCATGGTGTGGAAAAGAATTTATTACAAATAATGACAAGCCAAGCATTGAATTGATAGATAAAATAGAAACTGCTGGATGGGTATCTAAGTATGCAACAGAAGAAGAAAAAGCCTACATAAGTAATAACGCTGTAGTTGTTGACGTTTATTGGCGTGGAGATAGGTCTAAGCCAGAGTCCATGACAGCCATAGTTGCAAATAAAGAATACCTCTGATATAATATTATAGTTACCCTGCCAAATGGGGGGTAATAATACTCGCTATTAAGGAGGAAAATATGGTAGGCTCATTGCTACGAACAATGCAACTCGAACCCTTTTTCTTGGGATTCGATGACTCGTTCAACAAGTTGCTTGGATTGAGAAATGATCTCAACAAGCACATCTCTAGTTACCCACCTTACAATATCAAAAAATTAGACGAAAACGAATTTGAATTAGAATTCGCTATCGCTGGTTTTGATAAAAAGGACATAAAGGTAACTGTAAACAATGGCAAACTCAACGTATCTGGAACAATGTCTGACGAACAAGATCGTGAAGAATACTTACACAAAGGTATCGCTACACGCTCATTTGCATCAACATTTGCTCTAGGCGAACACGTTGAAGTTGAAGAAGCCGAGGTAGATAATGGATTACTCAAAGTAAGAGTAAAAAAATATGTACCAAAGCATTTACAACCTAAAGAAATTATAGTAAAATAGTAGTATAAACTTTCCTTTAGTAGGGAAAAGACAAGGAGCAGGGTTGACAACAGCCCTGCTTTTTGATATTATAGATGTCTAGTAGATTGGATTAGTATGGCCCTTCATAATCACGTATTAATTAATGGATATACCCTGTTGCCACCAACAGATGAAAAGCAAACTATTGCTTGGATGCAACAATTGGTAGATTCAATTGGAATGAAAACCATTCAAGGACCTTTTGCTTCTTATGTAACTAAAGAAGGCAATCGTGGTCTTACTGCAGCAGTTATGATTGAAACATCTCACATTGCTATGCATGTTTGGGATGAAACAGATCCAGCATTTATGCAGTTTGATTTATATACTTGCTCAACACTTCCAGTAGAAAAAGTTATTGAAAATCTAGAAAATCATTTTGGATTATTCAATGCTAATGTTTTAGTTCTAGAAAGAAGCGATGGATTTAAAATTGTTCCAGAAGATAAATGGAACACACTAGCATGACAATGCCCGATTGGTCACAGTGGGATTCACAAAAAGCAACAATTATTGCAGAGTATAAGGCAAGAATTGATTTCTTTGAATGGCGTGATTTAGGTATTGCTAACAAGTGGATATCTCAACCATTTTGTGATACACACGATAGTGGATACATGACAGACGAAGAAGAAGTAGCATGGGAAAATGGGGAAGATCCATGTATGTCTGTATTTAGAATATGGGAAGATAATATAAATATACCAGGAAAACAAGAAAGTTTATTTGAGGAATAATTTATGAACAAAATATCATTTATACCAATGAATAAGTTTACAGAAGTTGTTTTAGACATGCCAGAACCAGCAGGTAGATCAATACCAAAATGGTTTAAAGATATGTCTATAAATGCAGAAGGATATGAAAAAATAGGTTTAAATGATTTTAATTCAAGGGCGTCTAATCTTACAGTTAAAGGTTGTACCCCATTTTTAGATGCATTAACATCTGGATATATGGTGACTTTGCCTTCCGACTTAGAGGTAAAAGTAACACCAGAAGGAGAAATGTTTTTTAATTGGAGGGTAGAGGGAAGTTTAATTTCTTTACACACAAAAGAACAACATCCAGGTTTACCAACTATTACTGGTCAAAATTATGTAGTAAAGTTTGGATTTAGTTATAAAATAGAAACTCCAAAAGGATATAGTTGTTTATTTACCCATCCATTTAATAGGCACGACTTACCTTTTAGAGTATTTTCTGGAATAGTAGATACAGATCAGTATCCTCAAGAGGTTCAATTTCCATTTCAGTTAACTAAAGAAATAACTGAACCAATGATTATTGAAAAAGGTACTCCAATATGTCAGATCATACCTTTCAAAAGAGAAAATTGGCAATCAGTAAAAACTGAATATGATGAAAAAAGAGTTCTTAAAGATAGATTTAGTTTTGCATCAAAAATTGTTAGATCTTATAAAAATCAATATTGGTCTAAAAAGTTATATAAGTAAGAAAACAAGCCTCTATCGTCTAGTGGCCTAGGACATCGCCCTTTCACGGCGACGGCACGGATTCGAATTCCGTTAGAGGTACGCCTGATTAGCACAGTGGTAGTGCGTCCGCCTTGTAAGCGGAAGGTCCTCAGTTCAATCCTGAGATCAGGCTCGTAATCAAAAGGAGGTATTAATGAAATTATTAGACTTTTGGGCACCTTGGTGTAACCCATGTAAGTTGATGAATCCAGTTATAGATCAAATAGAAAAAGATTATCCTGATTTAGAAGTAATTAGGATTAATGTTGATGAAGATGCGGGTATGGTAAGTAATTATAATATCCAAACTGTTCCTACATATATACTAATCAATGATGATAATGAGATAGTTTCTTTTGTAAATGGTGCAATGCCTAAATTTAGATTCTTAAAAGAG